CTTAATTGAACGAATTGCCGCCCATCCACCACTTGTACCTTGTAGTTTATTAGTTAGTTGTCGTTTCTTTAGCATAACATAATCAATTATTGGGATGACTGCAATCGGGTCCATCATAACCATCTCAATATAAACCATTCAGCATCTTGTTTATATTTGAACAAATAATCACTACCTAACCGCTGCCAATTATTTTTGCAATTCCTATTCAACCATAGAATAATATCAACCGCTTGGTTATTGTTTTTGAAGTAAAATTGTACCGGTGTCCAACCATCTTCAATTAAAATAGTTGACATAATTCCTTCATCAATATCTTGTTGCATTTGTTTTGCAATATTAGATATTATCTCATCTTGTAGTGAGGAGTTCATCGTTTCATTAAATCGTTTACAAAATCTAATAATAATGCATGATGGTGACCATTATGATACTTTCCTTTCAAGTAAGCATAACTATCGTACCAAAACTGTTCGCTTTCAGGATGTACTCCTATAAGTCCTATACGATTTTGTATGATAGCCATTGGATCATTATTGGCGTAAGTAGCAATAGTATCAAACTTTGTATCGTCCCCCACTAATGCACAACCATCATAAAAGAACATATTGATAGGATCATTCTTCCATGTAACTGAAATATTTTTAGCATGTGGTCTACGTGTGTCGGTATTAGGTCGAGTAATATACTGCACTGCATCAACATCATCTAATACATTTAAATAATGACTTCCTGCCCAATATGCACCCATACATATTCCAAGATATCTACCATCATTGTTTATAAAATCACGTACTCTTTTTCCATTATTCTTAAACAATGTTTTAAAAGTATCAGCATCACCAATACCGCCTGGTACTATGATCATATCTACATTATCAAAGAATACAGATTCTAACCTATTCTTAGAAAAGATTTTAAAGTTATAATATGGACTCAGTACATTCATAACTCCGTTACCTGATTGTACAGAACACTTAGGATCGTACAAAAACAAGGCGATTGTTGGCTTCATTTTGCCTCAACCTTCTTTTCAACTTTCTCAATAGGAGGTGGAAAATAGGGCTCAATCACATAGTGAGTAGCAGACCACCATCCAAATGCTGTTATAAAACCATATACAAATATTTCTAATACCATTCTACCCCCATCTTAATTCAAAATGTATTGCGTCCTTTTCATCATAGAAAAGGAATTCCATATAATCTTCTGTTGGACGCCATATAAATCTATTACCCGGTAATCCGAACTGTTCAATACACCATGCACATATTTCATTCCATATTGGAATACTATCACGCCCTTTAGTCCAGTTAAGTGTAATCTTAGTAGCCGGCTTGTCTAAGTGTGTCATTGATTGCCTTTGCAAGTTCTGGTTCACGATGAAACTTTAATGCCCACTGTTCAGGATTTATGTAATCATGTATTATTTTAACATGGTCTGCATTTAATTTATCTAAGAATTGGACACCTGAGATACTTTGATACAACAACCATGGACTTATTTTACCCTTAGTAATTTCTAAACATATTCTATTTGAGTTACCATATCTTAATATATCATGCGGTTGAATTCTATCGGCTTCAGCTAACTTAATGCAAGTTTCAACACCACGATGTATTGCATCATATGGATCTTCATGTCTAAGATAATCAATCAGAAATTTAGTATAAGTACTATCCGCTGTCCAGTTATCAAGTTTTACATTTTCTTTTAACAACCAATCAACATATCTGCTAACATTAATTACATTGATGTCACTACTATAATTACCGAATTTAACAAAAGCGATATAATAAGGACTTTTGATAAATTCTTCATAAGTCTTATTCTTCTTTTTACTCATACTATTCTTAGAATAGAATTGTAACCAACTTTGAAAACCTAATCTATTTCCTTTTTGATCTTTATTTTGCCAACGTTGTTTTTGTTCACATAAATGACTAATCAATGTACGTTCTCTTACAAATTCACGTTTACAAAATTCACAACCAAATTTTGTAGGTTCAGATATTGCCGTAGTCTTTTTCATATTGTTTAATATCTATATCTGTTACTAGTGACGCCAATGTTTCAATGTCTTCTGTTTTTAAATTAGGAAATCTATTTGCTAAATAAACTTTCTTTTTATGTTCATCAACAAATACATTACTCAATTCTTTAATATCATCGGGATTTACTTTAGGATATACTTTACTATAGTAATCGCTAATTTCTTTAGTCTTTGGTGTTTCTTTTAATTGTGCTATCTTACTACTAAGATGAGGGATCCATTGATGAAATTGTTTTCCTAACCCAGGACTACTAGCACATAACATTTGCCATTGCAATTTAGGATGTTTTTGTACTGACTCATTAAACAAATATTTGTTTGCATGATATTCTGTACTCATCAAATAATATCCCTGAACATCATTAGAACCTTTGATAGCACTCATCCAATGAGTCATCATGTAAGGTACAAATTTCTTTTGTTGTTCTTCTGTTAGTTTATCTATGTAATTATAATCTTTTTTATCTAACGCCGCAAGTGCCTCAAACAAGTCAAAGTCTTGTTTCTCAAACTTTTCATCAATTGGTGTTGCAGGTTTTTTAGTTGCCATTAGAATGCCTGATTATAATCTACAATCTCACAATTACGACTTACTTCTTTTACAAAATATACACATCTTGGTTTTATACCATCATCAATGGGTACACACAAAAATTGTCCATTCTTCAATCTAGGTGCATACCAAGTTACATCGTGGTAAATATCTAAAATTTCAATATCTAAAAAACTAGGTCTAAATGCACTTAATGGATTGAATTCAAATGCTTTAAAACCCCTATCATTAATACTTGTTAATGGTAATGTTTCTAAGTCTCCCATTTCAGGTTCACCTATAAGTATTTGCCAATCAACTGGCATCTTAACTACAGTATCACCTATTTTTAATACAAGTGCCGGGCTATTAAAACTCTCTAAAAAGATTAAAGGTATATAATGATAGTCTACATTTTGTGGATTACTATTATCAAGTATTGCAAAACGCAAATCGTCAATCTCATCCGGTAATGTCTCTAAATTAAAATGCTCGTTATCAAGTGTTAGTATTCTCATAATGTTATTGTATCATATTCCTATTTGTATGTCAATTTTTCTAAGTCAAAAGGGTAATTAGCCTCTTTATAGAAGGCCTTACGTTGTGTTAAATGTCTTTTGGCAAATCTGCAACTGCTAGTTATATCCCAGATTTGAACAAAGTCTTTATCTTCAGCCTTTCTAATGCCACGACCGATACTTTGTATAACCCTAACAAAACTCTTTCCAGGCTCGACCAAAACTAAGTTAAAGATCCTAGGTATATTAATGCCCACAGCAGCCACACCATAAGTGGCCACAATGATTTTGTTAGTACTTGTAGCAATCTCATCATATTCCTCTTTTCTTTCGGTTAATTTTGTTTCACCTGATACAAATACACTATCAGGTAGTCTACTTACTATCTCTTTACCTGCATTAACACGGTCAACAAGAATCAATGTATTGCCTGTATTTTTAATTTTCAATATCAATTCTGCTATTGTATCTAACCGCAACGGATCCTCAAGTAAATGTTTTAATTCACTTTGATAATTTGTAAACTCTACATCATCTTTTAGTTGTACAATATTAACATGACATTGTGATAATACACCCTTATCTTGTAATGTGCTTGCACTTAGTTTATTTGTAACTTGTCCCAAACTAACATAGATGGCTTGTGCCTCAAAGATTGCTTTAGGTATAGTGCCAGTCAGTCCCCAGCGAATAGGTATATTACTCATTACACCCGTTAATAGTTCTTTTAATGCATCAGCCTTTGCCATATGTACTTCATCTACCATTACGCAAACTACACCTTCTAAGAATTCTCCAATTGGTACTTCTGCCTCATCGGCTTTTGTTTTCTTAAGCATATTATTAAGACTTTGCCAAGTACAAATGGTATGTGTCTTACCAAATTCTTTTCTATCACCAAAGTATACACCAACATCTAATCCTAGATTGATATAATCAGCCTCTGTCTGTACCACTAGACTCTTGTTAGGGACAATAACAATACTACGACCATAATCTTGTATACTATAACTAAGTGCCGCAGTCATTAATGTTTTTCCAGCGCCGGTCGCCACCTCTTGTACACTTTGAGGATTTGCTAAAAAGTCATTAACAATCTTAATTTGATAATCACGCAACATAACAGGATCACCTTCTTTAGGATGCCCTTTAGGCCATGCATGTTTACTAAATGAATCTTCTTTAATTTCTTTAAAACTAAAGGTTTTGCTATATTCTCTTAAGTCTTGTAGGTCAATATCATAACCGGCTTGTTCAATGATGGGGAGAATTTCTGGTAATAGATTAACATATGTTGAACCACCAAGACTAAAAAAACTGATTTTGCCATTCCATCGACCAAGTCGGACACTTGGCAGATACCTTGCGCCCGGTTTCTCATATTCAAATTTTTTCATTAAGGCTTTACGTTCGGCTAATTCTAAGCCTTCAATTTTTACATTGACCTCATCTTTTATTATTAATTTACATTCTTTCATTATGAGACCTTTATAGGTGTGTTATTTACCATACATATTACTTTTGCTGAGTACTTAGATGAATCTAATGTTATACTACCTAAATTAAGTAATACAGGAAATTTATACTGTTTAAAATCAATTGCTATATTAGAAACAATACTTTTGCTAGCCAATTTGTGATTTATATGATTTGCCTTTAACATATTTGCTAAGTGTAACACAAATTCTCTATCCTGTCGATATCTATCGGATATCATTACAAAATCAGGTTCAAGTGATTTTAGATAGTTTATTATACCATCTATATTATCTTTATCAATATTAATCATATATTCAATACCTAATTTATCGAAATCAGATAAACATTCTTTAATACTGTCACTTATAGTAATTCCCATATGTACTAATCTAGATAGATTTTTAAGTTCCAATGTAAATGGAATATGTTGAATAGAATCAATTAATGATTGGTTACATGCTACTACATATAGTCTGTCATTAATTTTTACCAATGTTGGATTCCAATATTTTATTTCTTCATATGGATATAATATATCTACTATTTGTTTTATGTGATTACAATAATTTACTTTATCATAATGTTTATTTGTAACATCAATGACATTTTTTAAAATACTTTCATGCATAGGAAAGGTCCAGGTCTTAGTATCTCTATTCCAATTTCCGTATTCTATTGTTTTTATATCTTTAACAAAGGTTATTTTATATGGACTACGCAATAAGATAGTATCATCTTCAATGGATATATGTGCCTGAGTGTATGTTGGTAAACTAGGAATAGGCTGTAGTGTCCAAGGTAAGTTTACCATTTCATTACTATCAATATCTTTTTTAGCCAACTGCCTATGATACCGTTTTATGATTATATCTAATAAAGTTGATTGATTAGTAGTGACCGGATTCTTTGTGACAAAATTAAGGTGAATCAGATTGGTTAAAAAACGTTTATCGTAGGTACCTAAACTAATATGTTTAGTTAAGTAATCTACCAATTGTTCTTTTGTATTTGGCTTAATTTTTGACATCTTAATATTATATACTTATCAACTAACATAATCAAGTATAGTGGAAAAAAGAGGGACATAAAGTCCCTCTTTACTGCTTGATGAAAGGGGTAATCAAGCAGATTTCATACAAGTACTTGTAGTCAATGCTTTCCAATTGCTAGGGCTAATCTTTACCAAATCAGCAATTTTCAAACACATACGCATACTCAATTCACGCAAACGACTTTGATTCTCAAACATAAAATCAATAATCATTTCACCTTCATTATTTTCAAAGTCATAATCTTTGAACAAACCACCTTCAGAATCACGGTGAACTTGTTTGATACGCAACATTTTGTCACGCTCATCATTAATAGTCAAATCCAAAAAGTGACAACGACTTTGCAATGCCTCTAAGTGGTCTTGTAATTTCTTAGATTTCACATTTTCAAACTTTAAGTTTGTAATGAAAATTGCAGTGCCATTAAAGTCAAAACTATCAGGAATACCTTCACGGCGTAACAATGAACTATCACTATTCCAGCAAATACGTCTACGCTTGCCTGAGTCCAAAGCTGCCTTAAGAATGTTCAATGACAAGTCATCGGCAAATACGCTATCACAATCGTCAAACACTAACACGTTTTTACGATCCGAAAGTTTGTATAATTGTGCATACAAGCCAAGTGCTGTCATAGCACCTTTAATAACTTCATAACGAATACGTTTGCCTGCAAGTTTGTCAAACAAACTAGCCTTTTCCAATTGTGTCTCAACACCATAACTCTTACCGACACCTGGAGGACCTGAAACAATCATAGCACGAATATCACCATTGATTGCCGCTTTTGACATTTCATCAAGTACTGCAAAACGGGTTGCAATACGATTCATTGCATCTTCATCAGATTCTTTAGGTGCAACTACTTTGACCTGTTTGGTCTTAGTTTTAAATTCAATTGCATTATCCAATTCAACTTCTCCATTCACAAATTCAATGTTTTCTATACCACCTACCTTAATCTTGATGTTTTCAATATCAAGACTAGGGAAGTGACCCTCATTTCTAACTGTCACATAACCACCTTTTTTACCAGTTTGATAACCTTTAACAAGTTTAAAAGTTTTGTTTACAACTGGAATATTGCGATACTCACCATATTTTACACAAATCACTGATGACATAGAAACCCCTTTCAATCAATCAATACAAGTATTATAGCAGATATTCGATTTATTGTCAAATATCAAATGCGTACTCACCTTGGATAGGACCGCTGATTCCAACGACACCCAATCCAAATTCTTTGCTTAGTGTGTGATACACTTTGCGGGCTTCATTTTCGTTACAAGCGACAAACAAGCACCCTGACGTAAAACTAGCAATGTTGTTTTTCTGTAACACTTTGGAAACTAGTGCTAAAATTTCGTTTTCAGTAAGCATTTGAACTCCTTTAATCAATCTATAAGACATAGTATAGCACAATGTCCATTTATTGTCAAATTTTGGCTAGTTTAAAATTCTTAATACTTAAGTATTCAAAATCGTCTAAGTGCTTGATAAAGGGTAACCCTGAAATTTGTAGTACTTTTTCACTATTAAACATCATATCCCATATGTGTAATAATGGATTCTTTGGATCAAGTTGTATTAAAACAGGAGTATTACTTTTTTCTTTGAACCAATACTCCATAACTTTCATTCGTTTATTATGTTTTTTTATACTGGTAATAGGTGATAATGTAAAGGAGATTTGTTTACCATGATATTTTTCTAATTTTGTTTTATTAGGTCTATCTTCTAATGACAACTTGATTTCTTCAAGTTTAATGTCATATTCGTAAAATTCAGGTAATCTATAGATGAGTGGGAAAAGTTCGTCGGTAGCACGATTGAAATCACCGTGTATAAAAATATTTAGGTCTTTACGAAAGGATGTTAATTGAGTACCTTTTAGTGTTAACATCATTAATTTTTTACTATAGTGGTCACGAATTATTTTAGACAATTCCCGATCTTCAGTAGTTATGCTGTGAAATAATTTTTTATCTGTTAATCTATTATGGCTAAAATCATTAGGATTAATATCTCTTAATCTTTTCCATGCACAACTAATTGCTAATACATCATCTTCAAATTCATAGATTTCATATTTCTTATAATGAGTGTTACCTAATAAATCATCCAGTGATTGAACACCGATGTTACCAAAACCAGTATTTCCATTACCACCTATTGCAATACTACCTAAACCAGCCTGATTCTGCCAAGTACTTGGATTAGAATTACCAGTAGTAATTGAAATTGACGGAATAGATTGAGTATTCATTTGTTTATTACCTGTTAATTGAACCATACCTCGACCTTTATATCGATAGGTCATAGTGTTATATCTTCCATACCAGCAGTTCTTAATCTGACGATATGTCCCATTTGCCATTGTTTAGCATCAAGTCCTTTAAGTATACCTAACCAACGATTTCGCAATAATGCAATTTCATTTATAAGTGTTTCATACTCAATGACCTCATCTTCACCGTCAGCATACTTTTCTGCATCACGGCTTGTCAATGCTCTATTATACGCCTCTAGATATTTTTGAAAATGCTTTCGGCGAATTCTCCGTAATTGAATATTAAGGTAGTTAAGTACTGCCTCTATTTCTTGTAGTTGATTGAACCGATGTTCTGTGATGCCAGGTAATGCGGCAATATTCTTTTCTAAATTACCGTATACCTTTACATCAGATTTTGCCTTAATTATTTCATCATCATAATAAGAAATAAAATCTGGCAATGCTGAAATATCAACGCTAACTTTAGTTAACCAGTTGCCTGACATTTAATCCCAATCTTCGTCTTGGTCTTCGTCTTCGTATTCTTCGTATTCTTCTTCTTGGAAGTGTTGTTCAGCATAACCTTTTAATGCAGTGGTAATGTCTTTGTCTTTGAATGCATCTTTAATGTCATCAACTTCATAATTGTTGTCCATTAAAAAATTAACTAATGTGTCTGCGGCTTCACTTCGGTCACTCATGTCAATGTGTTCACGTAATACTTCCCAAACTTC